TCGTTTAGAAGGTGTTCTCCAAACTCACGCCCAAAGTCGAGCCCCGTATCAAAACAGTAGATATCCGGGTTTACATCATCGACGTGAGTTTTAATCATCCCACCAACCCCTTGTTTTGCCTTCTGACCTAGCCCGTATGTGCCTGCCAATTTCTTTGGCCATAGGGTCTTGCACGTTTAAAGCATACTTAGCCACGGAACGTCGCTCAAACTTCACGCCAGCTAAAAAAGCGTCTAGCAAAGCATCGTTATCTTGACCGATATTCTCCGCCCAACGCTTGTAAGCCTCATAGTCTTTGTGATTCATGCCTTTTTTATCGCCTTAATCAGCAAAGCACCCGTGTCCAAATGCCACCATTTATTGGCAAATTTCCAGTCCCTTACATGCCTATGGTGGTGCGCATGCAGCCATTCACCAGCACTTGGGAATACAAACTCAAGCCAGCCATAATCGTTTGGTTTATCTCCAATATGGCTGAACGTCTGATGAAGGGCGGCAACAAAATGAGCCAACCCTAAAGCCGGAAGGTAAGCGTACAAAACAAAATCGACCGAAACCAGAGCCATAACAGCAACCATAGCCGCCCATATTGGCACGTAAAAAGCGTCTACTATGTAATGCAGCTTTTGGCGCAGCATCCGTTTAGCGCGAATGGTGCGGAGCGGTACGTCACGGTATCCTTTACGCAACAAAGATGCCCAGCGTAGCGGCCCCTCATGCGGGTCTTTATCTGTGTCAGAATGGCGGTGGTGTGTAGCATGTGTCACCACCCACTGTATCGGGCTGCTGTACATAAACAACACGCCATATAAAGCAAAAGCCCAGTGCCAGAACCTGCTGGTTTCAAACGCGCTATGGCAAAACAGCCTGTGATAGCCTACGCTAATTGTTAAGCCGCCCGCAATATACAGAGCAAACGCGACCCAAAACCAACTTGGATTGGCGTACAACATCCACAAAAACGCCGCAAATCCGACGTAATAAGCCGTGTTTGCCATCCAAGCACTGTGTCGCATGGTTACTCCTTTTCACTATCTACTAAGTACCCAAAGCAATCTGTGATTGCTTTCACTGTCTTAGGCCCAGTTTTTATCCTGATACCAACGGGTAACGGGGTTTCGGGATCATCTTTAGCCTGAAAAATCTTATCTTCTATACTAAGCTCACCCAGACATAAAATCAACCGAGACCCTATTGGCAGCTCTCTGTCGTCGCCCGCTGTAATATAAAACGTGTCTGTCTCTGGTATGCCGTCAGGGTTTGAATCTAATTTTAGGCACCACCAATAAGAATCTTCTTCTGCGGTAAATATAGACTCGCCTTCTGGCACAACTAAATTTTTTACCCCGCGCACCATAAAGCCCGGAGTTTTTACGTGGGTTGCGGAGCCGTCTTCCCGCACTCCAGTAATTCGACCCTTAACCATTAAGGCGGCTTTTTGTAGCCTGCTAACAGGTATACCACCTTTGGGTACGTTAGTTCTGTACTTACTTCCCGTTTTTAAAAAACAGTACTCTATAACCCACCCAAAAACTCTTTGGCTAGATAATACGCTAGTCTGCGAGTCTAGGGTTGGTACAGCCATGCTTAAACATCTGAAACTGGGACATCAGACTGTTGAGGCGTTTCATCGTCAGGCTGTGCTTCGTTGCTTTCTTCTACGGTGTTAGAAGTACCTACTTCCGGCAAATAAACATTGGCAGCTCTCCATTCCCACATTAGCACTGGGGAGTGTTCTTTTACTACCGCCTCTAACTCTTCCCCAACATTTGGTAGCCGCATAGAAACAAGCATAGTTTCATGCCCCGTAGCTTCGTACCTAACAACCATACATTTGGCTGCAAAATCTACAGAATCTACGGTATATTTATAAGCGATACCCATGTATTAACCTTCCAAGATCAAGAAATAGGCCCATAACGTGTTCCGGTGACAGGCCATGTTATATACGGGTTGCCTGAAACAGCTACACCGGCAGCTCCGCCCCCACCTCCAGATTGTTGCCTTCTTGCGGGGCTGGGTATTGTATAGCCATTAGCCCCGCCAATGCCCGCTGCGCCCCAGTTTCCACCTCTGCCCCCGGGGCCACCGTATAGGTTGTTGTATCGTAGTTGAATATTTGCGCCATTACCGTAAGAGTTGACCGTTCCAGCATTTGCATTAGCTGTTAGGTTAGAGGTGTGGTTGAAATTATTTGGATTTTTAGTAAAGTTTCCGGGCGATCCAGCGGGAGCATTTGTGTTGCTGGATCGACCTCCGCCACCGCCGCCGCCTCGGTTGGCAAAAGAAGGTGAGGGGCTACAACCGGGGATAGCATTAGCTCCCGGAGCGCCACCACCACCGCCACCACCACCGCCACCGGCAATAGTTCCATTATTGGTAAACGTCACGGGCCTACTAACCGATAACGCTCTACCACCAGCGCCACCTCCGCCGCCGTTTGAAGTATAAACGTTGTTATAACTCATATAACCACTACCGCCCGTACCCCCGCTGCCACCACGACCAACAATAACTCCGTTGTTAATTACCGTAAGATCGTAAGCTGGAGAAATTGATGATGGGATAGAAAGAGCTGTAGTACCCGTGCTAGTGCCGTTAATATAAACACCGGGGTTAATTGTTACCTTGAGCGCAGTCGATCCGGGCCACCCAGCACCCGTCGCATACGTGTATAAATCTAAATTATTTTGCGGCGAGCTAATAGTCAAAGCTGTTTCGCTTGCTTTGCCGTAACCATCAGACATGCTGATAGCACCACTAGGCACTTGGAATAACGTTCTAACGGCGGCATCGTTCATGCCTATTTGTGATGTGCCCGGATTGTTAAGTTCGACGTTTACATCGTTAAGAGATATAGCGCCTGTATTTGGTAGTGCCATTTTTACAACGTCCCGTAAGCAGTCACATTACCGATAACTGTTAAGTTACCACTCGAATCAATCTTACCAATACTGGTAGCGCCGTACTTTATAAGCAGCTCTCCACCCGACTCTTCAATCGTATATCCGGTAGTTGTCAACTGAGCCGCTTCGTTAACTGGGGTAGTGCCTAAAGCGCTAACAATATCTGCCGCAGACGCAGAGCTAACTGCTGATGTACCATTACCTTTAAGTAGGGCACCTGAAGTAAAAGTAGCAGCGCCTGTACCACCAGACGCCACAGGAAGTGCAGCGCCTAATGTCAACGAAGGGATATGATCTATCTGCGAAACTACGTCGGTGCCATCAGCATAGACAGCAGCAGACTTACCGTTAGGTATGGTTACGCCCGACCCACCAGAAGTTTTGACAATAATGCTTTGACCGCCGGTGGTATTGTTTTGCACCACATAAGGCTTCTCGATGGTAGGCACCACCAAGTTGTGGGTTGTCGTAAGGGATACACTTGAAGTTACATTAAGCACCAAATTACGTGCCACTTGGGTAGCGTTTGAGTTTGATAGCGTAAGCGTCAAGTCGGCATCCGAAGTAAAGTCAGGATTACCGTACCCAACAATAGCCTCTTCAAGCGCGGTGCCTAAGTTTGTGTTGGTTGTTGTGCCCCAATTGCCAGCTTGCTCACCATCAGCGATAAGCTCGATCTTCAGGCTTGTTGAATAATCTGATGCCATTTGAATTCCTTATGTTCTGGCGATCTGCCAGTTTGCCGTCTGAGATGTGTTTACTAAACCCCACATCAAAACGTCGCCAACTTGGCTAATGCCCTCAACCCCAGTAACCAATAAAATCTGCTCGGTTGTAACGGTTACAGTGCCAACTGCGCCAGTGCCAAGAATATCTGTATTATCTACATCTACAGTAACGCCAGAGCCTTCGACAATTGTCACGCTATTAATTGCCGAAGTTGCCTCAAGCCCGGTCACTGCGGCAGATACATCAATCACAGCAGAAGCGTTTCCAACAGACGCGGTTGCCTCTAGCCCAGTCGTCGATACATTGGCATGGCCAATGATGGCTACGTCTCCAACAGCCCCAGACGCCGCCAATCCTGTCTCTAATATAGAAACATCAATCTTGATGGACTCGCTACCTACCGCTGATGTGGCCTCTATACCAGTCAGGGTTACATTTCCGTCCCCAACAACAATTACTGAACCCGTCTGACCTGTTCCAAAAAGACCAGTTATAGTCGGAGCAACATCCAGTTTTGTTGTAGCATTTCCTACTGTGCCAGTGCCGCTTACTCCGGTAACACTCAGTATCTGATCAGTAATAAACGATACGGTGCCAGTCTGACCGGTTGCGGCAATACCCGTCGCAGCAATAACTGCATTTGGCGACTCAAGTAGAGACGATCCAAACGGCGCTGCTGAAAACGGGTACTGTGCTACAGCCATTATTCACCCTTGAGTGCTTTGACCTCGGCGCGGAGTTCTTTGATGGCTTCAATAAGCAAGGGTACTAGCCGCTCGTAGCGTACGGTGAGGTATTTCTCGTCAATCGGGGCGGGGGCCACAACTTCTGGCATGACCGCTTGCACTTCTTGAGCTGATACACCGACTTCGCGTTTGACTTCATAGCCTAGCTCTTGGGCCGTCTCGTTGGCTTCGTAGTAGAACCCAGACAGCGTGTCAATCTTGTCCAGCGCGTTTTCAATTTCGCCCAATTTGGTCTTTAGACGATCATCTGAGTAGTACGCTGTGATGTTGTTTGTCGCACGAATCTCACCAGCAGTGCCAGACCCGGCAGTGCCCACACCCAGCGAGTTGACTTGATAGTCGTTGCTGGTGTTCAGCCCGTTAGCAGTAGTGGCTGTGGTGGCCGTGGTAGCGCTTGTTGCAGTAGTAGCAGTGTCTGCGTTACCGGTCACGTCTCCGGTCAAATTGCCCGTAAAGCTGGTGGCAGCTAAATCGCCTGTAGCTTTGGTAAACGTAAAGCGTGTAGTGCCGTTGTCTGTGATGATAAAACTATTAGCCGCCGACTCAAGCTCCATCTCAAAGGTGTTGTTAACACCATCGTAGAACATTTTGGCGTCACTACCCGAACCCCAAACTATGTAATCAGCGTCACCAGTTAATTGAACAAAACCTGTTGCATATAAATACGATGCGTAAAAACTAGTAGCACTTACCTGATTGGCTGAGGGGTTGTAGTAAAAGCCTGAATCAACACCTAGTGCATAGTTACCAGTTGTACTACCACTAGCAAACGGTATAAAAAAACTGGCTGCTGTGCTTGTGTTTGTTAGGGTAACATTTGTTGCGTTTGTAGCCGTAGTAGCCGTCGTAGCCGTCGTAGCCGTGGTGGCAGTTGCTGCGTTGCCGCTTGTGTCTTGATTGCCTGTTGTGTTGACTCCGGGCAAGTCAATATTTGCCGTGCCGTCGAAGCTAACACCACCAATCGTGCGGGCAGTTTGAAGGGCCGTAGCAGTTGCCGCGTTTCCAGTAGTGGAACCAGAAGAGCCAGTGACGTTACCCGTGACATTACCACTCAGATTGCCAGATACCGTGCCAACCGTAAGCACATTGGTGCTTGGGTTGTATGTAAACGTAGCGGTGCTGTCCTGTAACAGTCCGTAGTCGCCAGTGGTAGAAACTGTCGTATTGGCAAACGGAACTTTAAACGCGCTAGCTGACGTGGACGTAGTAATTGCCACATTGTCTGCATTAGTCGCGTCTGTAGCGCTCGTTGCGCTGGTAGCTGAGGTAGCCGTCGCGGCGTTACCGGTAATGCTGATGTCCCACGTGCCGGTAGCGTTGGTTCCGCTGGTGCTAGGTGCGCCCACAGTGTTGTAGCTAATGGTACGTGCTGTGCCGCCGTTATAAGCCGTACCAGAGGCATCGCCTGATCCGCCGTTGTTGAACGTGACGGAATTGGTCACCGAGCCAGCAGTGGTGGCGCTCGTTGCAGATGTAGCGGTGTCAGCGTTACCTGTTACATCCCCTGTTAGGTCGCCAGTAAACGAGGTTGCCGCTAAATTGCCCGTGGACTTAGTGAAAGTGAATCTGTGTGTACCGTTGTCAGTAATGACGAAGCTGTTGGCAGCAGACTCAAGCTCCAACTCCATCGTGTTATTGATGCCGTCGTAGAAGGCTTTAGCTGGAGCAAGGTAGCCAAAATTAACGGAACCAGATGATAAATTAACCTCAGAAGCGTTGATGTACGCGGTACTAATACCAAATGAAGAAAGGTAGTTCGTACTGGGGTTGTATGATAGAGCTGAATCTACACTTAACCCATAATTACCAGTCGAGTTACCACTAGCAAGCGGGAAGTAAAAATTGGCGTTTGTATTTGTGTTTGTCAGAGCAACATTAGTTGCGTTTGTGGCTGTATCAGCATTGCCAGTCACATCACCGGTCAAGTTCCCGGTTACATTACCCGTCAAATTAGCGGTAATAGTGCCAGCATTAAAGTTCCCAGAAGCATCACGAGCAACAATAGTAGAAGCAGTGTTTGCATTGGTTGCGTTAGACGTAACCGTGAAAGTCGCGTTGCCAGTCTGGTTGGCAGTAAACGTCTGGGAGCCTGACAAGCCCGTGCCAGACACATTCATCGTCAGCGTACCGTCCCCGGGCTGTGGGGCTGCGGCAAACTGAGCATACGTAATAGCGGTGGTGCCAAACGTAATGGTGCCTTGCGTGGTCAGTACGTACGACTCACCGGCTCCGGTATCACCCTCAAGCACAAAAAACGCATCGCCCTGACCCATAGCATCCGGGTCGCTTGGGTTGTAGGTGTCGGCATCGGATGCACGGGTAAGCACCCAGTTAGTAGACGGCGATCCTACATTCGTAACCGTGTAAACGCCGTTATGGGCGGCGTTAGCCTGCTCATACACTAAAACTCGGTCGTTTGTAGAAAGGGTAATCCCATCAATAACCAGCGCAGCTTGGGTGCCTGAGTTAGTCAGGGTAGCGCCAACACCGGATGAGCCGTTATCGTAAGCAGCGGTCAAAGCCGTAGGAGCCTCAACCCGCACCGGGTCATGGTAGTGCAGAGCCGCAGCCGTGGCGTTGTCTACGTATGCTTTTGTCGCAACATCTAGGTTGTCGGTGGGAGCAGAACCAACCGTAATCTTGCCGCCAACCGTTACGTTGTTGGAAGCATCCTCAAAGACCGCCTTCTCGGCTGGCTGGGTGATAAACACCTCTTTCGTGCCAGCGCTGAAGTTGACTGCCAAACCGGAATTACTAGAGGACAGGATAGTATCCCGGCTAAGCGTCGTTCCGCTGGACGTAAACGTACCAATGCCAACTTCCCACTCGTTTTCAAACCCGGTGGCTGTGTTGTGGATGGTGTAGTACACCGTATCCCCATTACTAATAACGGAAGCAAAGGTTTGAAAGCCTAGATAGGCTCCGGCAAGCGTAATAGTGCCCGTCCCCGTCGTGGACGAGGACTCACGGACGCGGTCTTTGAGCGATAGGGCCATTTGCCCCTCCTATTAAGCGATACGGATGATAGCGTTAGAAGAATCAGCCGTCGGGAATTGAACCGAAAAATCACCAGCGGTAGAAGATTTATCAGCGCCAAAGTCCAAAACAATAACTGCTTTGTTAGCTTTGCTGCTGTTGTAAATCAAAGCGCCGCGAGCGGTAATCGTAGACGACGTCCACGTGGTGTTGCTAAACGATACATACGCCGTAGTGCCAGACGAAGTTGGGGTGGTAGAAACAGTCAGAGAGTTTCCCCCTGCGCTGTATCCGGTGCCACTGACTTCATTGGTTGCAGAGTAAGCCGTCGTAGACGCATCAAGCGTCGCAGAACTAGTGTACAAAGCAATCTTAAACGTGTCCGTGTCAAAATCGTGATCTCCAGCCAAAAGTTCAACTTTAAAGCTGGTGCACATTGCTTGAGTAATAGCCATTTTTAGCTCCTGTCAATCAAGTTATTGGAACTCGCACCTGACCAGAACGGTACGAATCTCTCTTTTCAAGCCCATCTCCCAGCCTCTTTGCTAGTTGAAGTGCCTCGCCGTACTTTGTATTGTATAGCTGGAGTAGGTCTGGCTCACCCTTCATGAAGGTATATGCCTCGACTAAAGAGCCGTACAAAAGCACAGAGTCAAAGTTATCCCCAAGCCAACTTCTTCCATCTGCGGACTGCGTAATGGATTGCGGATAAAAATAATAGGCAAGACCAACTGTGTAGTTGAGGTCTGGGGTCGGGCCAAGCATAAAAACCATTTCGGTTTGATCGTTTGACCTAGGGCCATACAAAGCATAATGTTTTGGTTGGCCTGTGTCGTTAATGCTTGGGTAAGCCTCTCGAATAAAGTTCATGTCTTTATTCAAAAGAGTATCGTATGTATACCCATCTGAACTAATATATAGTGCGTGCGCCGCAAGAAAATCATCCGGGCACTCAAGGAAACGATTGCCGCCCGTTACAAGGCCGGTTACAGTTTTTCTTAGAGCCGGGAATTGAACCGAGTTGTAAATGCGCTGCTCTGCCTGCTCGACAAAAGTAGCATATTCAGCATCCGAGAACGTATTCTCGGTATAGTCAGCAATCGCTGTTTTTAACTCGGTGTAGTTCATTTATGCCATTGGCCCACGGGCCATAACACCTTTTACGGCAGCACCAACGCCACGCACCTTTACTCCGGTGCTTTTTACGCCGGTTTCTGGGTACCCAGCCGTTTTTGGCGCAGGTACGGGTTTTGGTTGCGTGTATTTGTTCAGACAAGCGGTTTTATTCATACTAACTCCTTACGATGTGGATACCGTAACAGTGCCAACTGTACCCGAAGATTGCACTCCAGACAAGGGATTAAACGTGCCCGGGATGTACCGGGATGAGGTTGGGACATTCTCAGTGGTGAGCGAACGGTCTGGGCGTGGATCTTTTATCGCTTGAGCATCTACAACGGGGTATTTACCAAGCAAGTTCTGAGGGTGGTCAGGCTCCCAGCACTGGGGGCACACAAACAAGTTGGTCGGTGCTTCTTTGATAACCAGCTCTTTGAGCACCACACGCTTGTACTGAAACCCACACCGATCGCACTCGGCGATGGTGTATTTGCCATTAGCATACTTCGCTACCGTCATTAGGGTTTACCCTATGGTCATGTACCGAGGTACAAGCTGGAACGTGGCTTTTTCCCGATCTTCAGTAGCAGCAAGCTCCCATGCTTCGTCATACTGTTGTTTGAGCAAGCCGATACGCTCCAGCCCACCCGGCAGTTTCATCGCCAGATAGTAAGCCAAACCAGCCGTCAAACAGTTCAAGAACCGGAACGGAACGTCCATTGTATTCACACCGTTGCCAGC